GTTGGTAGATATTTATTAAATGATGATATAACAGCACCATTTGGAAAAGTATTATTAGGAAAACCAGTTTATGTATCTGATAATATGCCTGACTTTGCAACAGGTGGAAATATTATTTATTATGGAGATATGACAGGTCTTGCTACTAAATTTAGTGAAAATATGAGTATTCAAATACTACGTGAAAAATTTGCTACACAACATGCAGATGCTGCAGTAGCATGGTTAGAATTTGATAGTAAAGTAGAAAATGCTCAAAAGATTGTTGCTATTACTACAAATGATGCACCAATAAGTGCTTAATTAACGTTTCAAATAGAAAACTTTAGGAGGTAAAAATTATGATGTATAAAGCATTAAAAAGTTTTACAGGTGAAGTTTCTATGTTTAAAGATGAAATTAAAGAAATTGATGATGAAAAAGTAGCTAATGATTTAATAAATTCAGGCTACATTGTTGAAATAGAAGTTCCAGAAAAAATTGATTTTACTGGTAACCCTATTAAAACAAAAAAAGATAAGTAATATTATTTGTTGTTTAGGCTGAACTCCAAATAGAAGAAAGGAGTAACATATGAATAATATAACAAAAGTTAGTGAAATAACTTATCAAGATGTAGCAGGTTACATTAGATTAAGTGAAGTTTCACAAGATGATCAAAACACTCTAACAAATTTAATTAATATTTCCATAGCATATATTCAAGGGTACACAGGACAAACTGCAGAAAATCTTGATAATTATCAAGACTATGTAATTGTTGTTCTTGTGTTATGTCAAGATATGTGGGACAACAGAACTTTATATATAGATAATTCTAATTTAAATAATGTTGTTAAAAGCATATTAGATATGCACAGTGTGAACTTATTATGATAAATGCAGGTAAATATAATAAAAAGATCATAATCTACAAAGTAATACAAGGAAAAGATAAGGATGGCTTCCCTGCTAATGTAGAGGAAGTTGTCCTTACTTGTTTTGCTCATGTCAAAACTACTAAAGGTTTCACTTTAATTATAAATAATAGTGATTTTGAAAAAGCACTAACTAATTTTACAATAAGATATTCTCAAACAGTAGAAGATGCTTATTATGATAGTGCAAATTCAAATAGAAAAATGAAAGTAGTATTTAGAAATAAAACCTATGAAATTCAATATCTTAATAATGTTGATGAAGCAAATGTAGAACTTGAAATGCAATGTAAAGAAGTGATGAAATAATGGCTAAAATGAATATGGTTTTACCTGATGAAGTAATGAAGGAATTTAAAAAGGTTTATGATAATGCTGACAAAATATTTGGAGAAATGACAGAAGCAGGAGCAAAAGTAGTTTATTCAAACTTAAATGCAAACGTTCCTAGTTCATTCAAAGATAGTAATATTATGAAATGTTTAAAGATAACAAGAACATATAAAACTCCTAGTGATAGTGGTATTAACACAAAAGTAGGTTTTTATGGTTATTTTGTTAATAAGAATGGAATTAGAACACCTGCACCATTAGTTGCTAATGTTTTTGAATACGGATCTTCAAAATTTCAAAAACAACCTTTTTTAAGAAGAGCTTTTAGGAAAAATCAAATAGAACAAGCTATGTTACAAGCACAGAAGAAAGCAAGTGGAGGTTTATTAGATGAATAGTTTAATAGAAACTATATTTGCTAATTTTCAAGTAGATAATGTTTCTATTCCAGTTGAGTTTTTAAAATATACAGGTAAAGAAACTACTTATATTACATATATGCACTATGATAGTGATAATTCATTTAGTGGTAATGATGAATTGATGGGTTGGGTAGATTATTATGATTTTGATATTTATTCAAAAGGAAATTACTTAAATATTGTAGAGAGTGTAAAACAAATACTAAAAGAAAATGGTTTTATGTTTCAACCTAGTAGAAGTTCTAGAGATATGTATGAAGCAGATACAGGGTTATATCATAAAACTTTAAGTTTTGCTATAGAAAAGGAGGAATAATAATATGGCAAAGATAGGTTTAAATAACTTTAGATATGGGTTTTTAACCGAAGCACAAGATGGTACACCTTCTTATAGTGGAGCAAAAACTCCAGGTGCTGCTATTTCATGTAGTGTAGAAGTATCTAATAATGATGCTAAATTATATGCAAATGATACAGTACAAGAAAGTGATACAAGTTTTAGTGGTGGTTCTGTAACAATGGGTGTAGATAGAGCAGACTATCAAACACAAGCAGACTTATTAGGTCATACATATAGTGCAGAAAATGGACTTGTAAGAAGTGCAAATGATACTGCACCTTATGTTGGTTTGGGTAGAGTTGTAACTTTAATGACAGATAATGTAACAAGTTATAGAGTTGAATTTATCTATAAAGTAAAATTTGCTGAACCTTCACAAGAAGATAATACTAAAGGTGAAAGTGTTGAATTTTCAACAGTTGAAATGGAAGGTACTATTTCACAATTAGCAAATGGTAATTGGTCTATTTCACAAGAATTTTCAACAAAAGCAGCAGCTATTTCTTACCTAGAAGAATTATTAGGTGGAGCAACACCAGTAAGTGCATAAAAATCAACAAAAGAAAGAAGGGTAGGTTTTTTAATCTACCCTATTTTTTTATATAAGGAGGAAATGAAATGAAAGATTTTAATGGAGAAATTGAATATAAAGGAAAAGTTTATAAATTAGTTTTTAATTTGAATGCAATGGAAGAAATTCAAAAGGAATATGGAACTTTAGATAACTGGGGAGCATTATCTGATGGAAAAAGTAGTGAACCAAATGCACAAGCAATTATTTTTGGATTTACTGCAATGATAAATGAAGGTCTTGAAATAGAGAATGAAGAAACAGGATCAGAATTTAAACCATTATCATTAAAACAAGTAGGAAGAATGATTAGTGAAATTGGATTTAAAAATGCTACTGAAACCATGAATAAAACAGTTATTGAAAGTACAAAAAATGAAGAAAAAAACGCATAATTCCTGATGAAATAGAAGAGGTAGATAAAAGTATAGATTTTTCATGGTTCTATTTCATTGGGATTACTAAATTAAATTTACCTGAAAAAAGAGTAGGAAGATTAACAGTAAGATTATTTAACAAACTATATAAGCATTATAAAAATAACTTTGATTATGAAATGAGATTAAAAAACTCAAATATTACTTATAAAGAAGCCTATAACAAGGCAACAAAAGAAGATAGATGGTTTTAAAAGGGAGGTGAAATTATGGCTGGATTTGGTGGATCAGTTAAATTAACTGGTGAAAGTGAATATAGAAAAGCACTACAACAATGTACTCAAAGTTTACAATCTATGTCAAGTGCTTTAAAAACACAAACGGCAGATTTTAGTTCAAATGATAAATCAGTTAAAAGTACTGCAGCAGCACAAAAACAATTGAACGATACTATTCAAAAGCAAAAGCAATCAATAGCAACTGCTAAAAGTACACTTGCTGGTTATTCAACTGAAATGCAAAAACAAACTACCTTACATAATCAATTAAATAAGGAATATAAAGCAGCAGTAATTGAACTAGATAGAATTAAAAAATCTAGTGGAACAAGTTCTGCAATGTATAAACAATTTGCAGAGGTTGTTGATAAATTAGGTCAAGAATTAAGTGATAGTGCATATAAACTTGATGAAAATAAAAGTGCAATGGCTTCTTTAAAAAGTGAAATTAATAATGCTAATAAGGTTATTAAAAATGCTGAAACTGAAATTGATAATTTAGGTAAAGAAGCAGAAGAAAGTGGAGAACAGGCCAAAAAAGGTGGAGAAGGATTTACAGTATTTAAAGGAATACTTGCTAATTTAGGTTCACAAGCAATATTAAGTGCAATTAATGGTTTAAAAAATCTTGGAGCAACCTTTGTTAGTGTAGGAAAACAAGCAATAAACGGTTATGCAGAATTTGAACAATTAGAAGGTGGAGTTAAAAAGTTATTTGGTGATGAAGCTGCACAATCAGTTATGGAAAATGCAAATAAGGCTTTTTCAAGTGCTGGTATGAGTGCTAATCAATACATGGAAACAGTAACTTCATTTAGTGCTTCATTAATTAGTGGTTTAAATGGAGATACACAAGAAGCAGCAAGAATAAGTGATATAGCTATTAGAGATATGAGTGATAATGCCAATACTTTTGGTACAGATATTCAATCAATACAAAATGCTTATCAAGGTTTTGCTAAAGGAAACTTCACAATGCTAGATAACCTTAAATTAGGTTATGGTGGTACTCAAAGTGAAATGGCTAGACTTATTAATGAAAGTGGAGTTCTTGGAGATAGTATGAAAGTAACTGCTGAAACAGTTAAAGATGTTCCATTCGATCAAATGATTTTAGCAATTAATAAGACACAAGAACGAATGGGAATTATGGGTACTACTGCAAAAGAAGCAAGTTATACAATTGAAGGATCTACTAACTCAATGAAAGCAGCATGGAAAAACATGTTGACAGGTATTGCAGATGAAAATGCAAATTTTGAACAATTAGCAACTAATTTTATTGGTACTTTAATAACTGAAGATGGTAAAGGTGGAGTTTTAGGACAATTAATACCTAGAATAACAACTGTTATTACTGGAATAAGTGATGCAATAGCAACAGTATTACCTCAAGTTATACAATCAGTTGTACCACTTATAGAACAAAATTTACCTATTATTATAAGTGCAGTTGAACAAGCATTACAAACAATTGTTTCAGTTTTGCCTACAATAGTTGATGCAATAGCACCTTTAATACCTCAAATAGTATCAATGCTTTTAAGTATGTTACCTCAAATTATTGATGCAGGTATTAAAATTTTACTATCTTTAATTGATGGAATAACAAAAGCATTACCTGATTTAATGAAAATGCTACCAAAAATTATAAAGGATGTATGTAATACTTTATTAGATAATTTAGGTTTAATTATTGATGCAGGTATTGAGTTAATAATGGCATTAGTTGATGGTTTAATAGAAGCATTACCTGAACTTATTGATTATATACCTGAAATAATAGATAAAGTAATTAATGCTATTACCGAAAATTTACCTAAATTAATCCAAGCAGGTATAACATTAATTATTAAATTAGCAGAAGGTTTAATAAAAGCAATACCACAATTAGTTGCAAAAATACCTCAAATTATAACTTCATTAGTAACTGGTTTTGGGAAATTTTGGAGTACTATAATTGGGTTAGGTAAAGATGTAATTAAGAATATAGTATCAGGTATTAGTGATGCAGTTGGTGATGTTTTAACAAAAGCAGGAGAAGTTGCAAGTGATATTTTAGATGCTTTTGTTGAAGGTTTGAAAGGTATATTTGATATTGGTGTAGATCTTATTAAAGGTTTATGGGAAGGTATCAAATCAATGGGTACTTGGATTAAAAATAAGATTACAGGATTTGGTAAAGGCATATTAAATGGTCTTAAAAGTGTATTTGGTATTAAATCACCTTCAAAAGTAATGAGAGATCAAGTAGGAAAATATTTAGCAGAAGGAATTGGAGTAGGATTTACTGATGAGATGAAAAATGTAACACAAGATATGCAAAATGCTATTCCTACAAGTTTTGATACTTCTCTAGATACAGGAATTAATGGTACAACTGGAACAATGGCAACAAATACTTATTATGATATTGTTGAAGCCTTTAAAGAAGCATTAAGTGATATGGATGTAGTAATGGATGATGAAGTAATGGGTAAATTCATAGATAAAACAGTTGCAAGAACAATTTATAGTTAGAAATGAGGTGGTAAAATGCAAAATTATATAATTTTAAATGGAGAAATTTCTACAAATATTCAAGGCTTATTAATTCAAGAATTACCACCTATTTCTAAACCTAAAATTCGTACACAAGTTGAAGAAATTGATGGTAGAGATGGAGATATAGTAACTTATCTTGGTTATAGTGCTTATGATAAAGAATTTACTATTGGTTTATATGGAGATTTTGATATAGATGCAATAATTAATTATTTCAATAGTGAAGGAACAGTTACTTTTTCAAATGAAGAAGATAAATATTATAATTATCAAATTGTAGAGCAGATTGATTTTGAAAGATTAATTAGATATAGAACTGCTACTGTTGTAATGCATGTTCAACCTTTTAAATATTCTGTTACAGATAACGAAAAAATATTTGATATAACTAATAATCTATTAAGTTTTAGTGATTTTACTAAAACTTCTAATGGAATAACTTTAACAATGGAAAATGATGAACTTATTTTTACTGGAAGTGGAACAAGTGGGTATACAGAAGTATATATGCCTATAAATCCTTTAACATTACCTGCAGGAAGTTATACTTTAACTGCAACAACAAACGGATCAGGAGCAAATGCTTGTCCTATGAGATTAATAGAAAGTGTACCTAATAATGCAGAAACTTTTGGAGGTAATTATTTAAGTTTAACTAATAATGCAGCTGCAACACAAACAGATACATTAACAGAAGAAACAACATATAATTATTTATGGTTTTATATTACTCCAAATGTTCAACTTAATTTTACTTTAGATGTAACTGTAATTAATAATGCTCCATCAAACAATATTTCTATTAGAAATGTTGGAAATATATATTCAAAACCAACAATAACAATATATGGTACAGGAACTATTGAAATTTCTTTAAATAACCAAATAATATTTGATTTAGATATGGGAAGTTATGAATTTATGACTATTGATACAAATTTAATGGAAGCATACAACAATAGTACATTATTAAATAGATATGTAACTGGAGATTATAACAATTTTTATTTGAATGTAGGAAATAATGTTATTTCATGGAGTGGAGATATATCACAAATAGAAATACAAAATTATTCAAGATGGATTTAGGAGGTGTTTAAATGAATTATTATAAAAACAATATAAGGCATGTAAAAGGAGATACTTTTTCAAGTACTGTAATTGTTGAAGGACTAGGACAAGAACTTGATAGTATCTATTTTACTTGTAGAGATAACTTAAATGATGATAGCAATATCTTATTTGAAAAAGGTTTAAATCGTGGTATAGAAATAATTGATTATGATGCAGAAAATGATATAAGAACATATTCAATTAGAATAGAACCATACGATACAAAGAGCCTACAAGCAGGATCATATTTTTATGATGTTCAAATAGCAGTTAATAGTGATGTATTTACTATAATGAAGGGTAATTTTATTATAGAGCAGGATGCAACAAGGAAAGAAGATAATACAGAAGATGCAGTTATTATTCAAATTAAAGCAGAATTAGATGAAATTAATGGTGAAGTTATTAGTGTAGATGTATTTGATAAATTAGATTACTTAAATGATACAAAGTCATTAATTAAAGATAGTATTGAATTAACTGATATTGAAGTTGCTGATACAGATACATTTAGAAGTTATGCAGATACATTAAAAAATGGGTTAATTAATGTTATCAATAATGGAACTGATGTATTATTCAATAATTTCCCTCAAACAACAGGTGAAGGTGAAATAATAGATTTAGAAGATACATATGAAGCAAAAATGAAACTTGTTCTAAAAGGTAATACTAAACAAGATGGAACTCCAACACCTGATACACCAGTAACTGTACAAACAGTAACAGGTAATCAAGAAATAAAAATAAGTAAAAGAAACTTATTAAGAAGTAGTTTAGATATATTAAAAGCAAATAATACAAGTGGTACATGGGTTAATAATAAGTATGTTTATAATGGAGTAACATTTACATATAATGATGATGGTTCTATAACTGCTAATGGTACTGCAACTAGTTATATTAATTTTTATATAAATAGGAGTGGTACAAATTATCAAAGTACCACTTTAACAGGAGGAACTTATTATTTTACTTCTCATGAAACAACAGGCATCTACCCAAATTTGTATATGCAATATAGAGTAAATAATACACCATATAATGTATATGGTACTGGTAATAACAAAGAACGACAAGTAACATTTACAGGGAATAAAACAATTGAAGCCGTTATTATAATATCTGAAAACGAAACATTAAATAATTTAACATTCTACCCTATGATAGCAACAAAAAGTGGTGTTGATTATATGCCATATCAAAGTAAATCATACCCAATAACATTAGGAACAACTGAATTATGTAAAATAGATACATACCAAGATAAAATATTTAAAAGTAGTGGTAAAAATTTGTTTAGTAGTGAAATGGAATATGGATCTATAAGCAATACAACAGGTGAACCAGGTTCTGCTACACAAACATCAATAAGAACAAAGTATTATATAGAAGTAGAACCAAATATACAATATACAGTATCAAATAATAACAACTATTCTAATTATACTTATGAATATGATAAAGATTATAACTTTATAAAACTTAATTCAACAGGAACTGCTGGCACTTTTACTTTTACAACACAAACAACAACAAAATATATAAAAGTAAGAACTGTTGCTTCAAATACTGAAAATGATTTAACAACAAAATTTCAATTAGAAAAAGGAAATGCTACTTCTTATGAACCTTATGGAATAGATTGGTATATAGAAAAACAAATAGGTAAAGTTGTTTTAGATGGTAGTGAAAGCATATCTATTACAAATAGTGGAACAAGTAATTGGTACTATAACATAGCCAAACCAACAGGAATAAATAATGATAGTACACCATCACAAAATAATGCTTTATGTGATTTTTATCCTATAGCAAATGTAGGTAACAATAACACAAACCAAGGAATATATATTTTAAAAAGTGGAAGCATAAGAATAAGATATGGCACAGAAGATACAATAGCAAACTTTAAAAATTGGTTAAGTGATAACAATATAACAGTATATTATATTTTAGCAACACCAACATATACTAAAATAACTGATGCTACTTTAATAATGCAATTAGAAAAAGGTGCTACTTCCTATGAAAATACAACGAATATATCAAGTATAAATTCAAATGTACCATTTATTATAAATGCAACTGCTTTAACGAAAGGAAGTGAATAAAATGAGTGCAAAAATAACAATAGTTGAAGGAAATTCAAACGATAAAGACAATGTAAGAAATTTTATGGTTAAAGGTGAACCTGGAAATGATGGTGTAAGTCCAACAGTTTCAACTTCAAAAAGTGGATCAACTGCAACAATAAATATAACTGATGCAGAAGGTACTCATTCATTTGATTTAACTGATGGTTTTAGTCCTATAATTACAAGTTCAAAAAATAATGGTGTAACTACTTTAACAATATTAGATAAAGAAGGAGTTAAAACTGCAACTATTAATGATGGAGATGTTACTGCAGAACAATTAAATACTGCATTAGCAAATTATAAATTAAGTGGAGATTTTGCAGTTGTTACGGGAACTGCTGCTGCTTTAGTAGATGGTTCTATTCAATTCTCAATTCAATACCCTACAGGATTTAGTGCAAGTAATTGTGTAGTATTATCATTTATGGCACATCTTACAAGTGGTGTAGGTGTTGGTTTTGGCGTAGGTGTTGGTTTTGGCTATGGTTATATAGAAACTGCAGGTGGTTATGTTAGCGGAGCAATAGGGCATAGTATAAACTTAGGAACAGAAATGATTGATATTCATTTAAACAATCCTACTGATGGTTCACATACTTCAGGAACAGGAACTTTTGAGTATAAAATAGTTTTAATGAAAATAAGTTAAGGTGATATAAATGATTAAATTATTTCAACCAACAGACACGTTATTTAGTTCAAATGGAGATAAAATAATAATCCCAATTAGAGCCAAAGTTCATAAAGAGGACAATGGCTCTTTTTATTTAGATTTGGAAACTAATCTTGATTATATAGATGATTTAATAGAAGGAAATATTATAGTTGCTAATACTCCTCAAGGAGATCAAGCATTTAGAGTAGGAAATGTTGAAAAAACTAGAAGTAAGATTAAAACAAGGTGCTACCATGTATTTTATGATAGTGAAAATTATTTAATTGCTGATAGTTATGTAGTAGATAAAAATTGTAATGAGGCTTTAGATTATTTAAACAATGCTACTGATAATCCAAGTCCTTTTTCAACTATAAGTGATGTACCAACAATAAATAGTTTTAGGTGTGTTAGAAAAAGTTTATATGAAGCAGTACAAACTATTATAGAAAGATGGGGAGGGCATTTAGTTAGAAATAACTTTAATCTTGGAATAAGACAAAATATAGGACAAGATAACGGTGTTACAGTTAGATATGCAAAAAATTTAAAAGCAATTACATGCCAAGAAAATTGGGACAATGTAGTAACTAAATTAATGCCAGTTGGACAAGATGGTTTACTTTTAAATGCTTTAGATGATACTGCAAATTTATATTTAGAAAGTGAAACACAATATTCATTGCCTTATACAAAAACTGTTTCTTTTAATCAAGATATAGATCAAGAACTTTATAAAGATGAAAATGGTAATCTTGATGAAGCAGCATATACACAAGCATTATTGGATGATTTAATAACACAGGCAGAAGAATATTTAGAGCAAAATTGTGTTCCTCAAATAAATTATACTTTAAAAGCTAATTTAGAGAAGGTAACAGATATAGGAGATACGATAGTAGTTATAGATGAACGATTAGGAATAAATATGACTACTAATGTAATTGCTTATGATTATGATTGCATACTAGAACAATATACAGAATTAGAGTTTGGTAATTTTACTCAAAAATTATCTAATTTAGTAAGTAACATTACTACTTCTGTTAATACACAAACAACTGAACAAATACAAGATGTTCAAATTACTTTAAATAGTGATTTACAGAATGCACAGGATCAAATAATGAGTGTTTTGGGTTCATCTTATGTTATTTATGATGGAGATAGAATATTAGTAGTTGATACTTTGCCAAAAGAAAATGCAAATTATTGCATGATGATTAATTCTGCAGGTATTGGTTTTTCTACAACAGGAATTAATGGGAATTTTACTAGTGCATGGACTATTGATGGTACTTTAAATATGCAAGCTATAAATGTAATTAATTTAGTTGCTGATTTAATTAAAGGTGGAACTCTTAAATTAGGTTCAAACTTAAATGATTATGGACAATTAGAAATTTATGATGAAGGAAACCATTTAATAGGGCAATTTAATAAAAATGGTTTAAAAATGTTTGGTACTGATGGCTCTTATGTACTTATGAATAATTCAGTAGGTTTTGCAGGTTATGACAGACTAGGAAATGAGATTTATTGGGTTAATGGTGATGAATTTCATATGAAAAAATCAGTAGTTGAAGAAGAAATAACATTATGTAATAAAGTTAGATTTATACCAATTACATTAACTAACAATGGAACAACAACTAATGATGGCATAGGCCTAGTAAGTGTTAGTGATGGTGGAGCATTTATATAGGAGGTGATATAGATGGAAGAACAAGAACCATATTTAGTAACTAAAACTTTAACAATAGGTAGTACTACCAACCAAAGACCATATGGAGTGCTAACTGTTAAAGAAACTGCTACAAGTACTGCTAATAATACTTCTACACTTTCAATAAGTCTAGTTTTAAAAAGACCATCTTCTATATCATCAAGTTCTACTAAAAGTGCTTCATGTACAATTAACGGAACGAAATATACTTGGAGTGGAACAATTGGAGGAAGTGGAGATAAAACACTTATTTCTAAAACTCAAACAGTAACACATAATACTGATGGAACAAAAACAATAAATATAGCTGCTTCAATTGATTTAGATATAACATGGGGTGGAGTTGCATTAGGAACTATTTCAAATAGTGGAACAATGACTTTAACTCAAATACCTAGATATGCAACTTCATTACAAAGTATGGCAGCAAAAACTGAAACTTCAATTTCAATGAATTGGAGTAGTGATAGTACTATAGATTATATTTGGTATTCAACTAATAATGGATCTTCCTGGACAGGAATTAATGTAACTGATGGTAAAAGTGGTACATATACAATTACTAGTTTAAGTGCAAATACTACATACCAAGTTAAAACAAGAGTTAGAAGAAAAGATAGCCAATTAACAACAGATAGTGTTGCATTAAGTATTACTACTTATGCTTACCCTTACTGCAATAGTATGCCTAATTTAACAATAGGAAATAAATTAACATTAGGTTTTTATAATCCATTAAATAGAAGCATTACTGTAAATATTTTAGGTGCTGATAATAGTCAAATTTCAAACGATACAACAACAGGTACTTCTATTAGTGGTTATAATAATGCAACGGTACAAAGTAGGTGGTACAATTCAATACCAAATTCTAAAAGTGGTACATATAAGGTAAAAGTAACATATGGATCTAATGTAACTACTAACACAGGAGGAACATATTCAATTAATGAAAATAATTGTAAACCTTCTATTGGATCAGTTACATATCAAGATACAAATTCTACAACAACTGCAATAACAGAAAATAATCAATTAATTATAAGCAATCAAAGTAAAGTAAAATTTACTGCAAGTAATTTAAGTGCTATAAATGGTGCTTCGGTAAGTTCTTGCAAATTAACTTTAAATGGTAATAACTATAATATGTCTATTAGTGGTTCAAGTGCAACTGTTAATAATATAGTAATAGATAGTGCAATAAATCTTACTGGAGTTGTTACTTTAACTGATAGTAGAGGTTTAACTGCAACTAAAAATGTAAGTGTATCAATGGAGGATTGGGTACTACCTACTGCAATTATTACATTAAATAGACAAAATAATTATTATGATGCTACTAACTTAAATGTAAATGCAGATTATTCTTCATTAAATGGTAAAAATACTATAACAATAAAAGCAAGATATAAACAAGTAACTGCTTCATCCTATGGAGCATATCAAACTTTACAAGATGGAGTTACTTCTGTTTTAACTTTAAATAATAAATTTGAGTGGAATGTCCAGGTAGTAGTTCAAGATTTATTTGGATCAACTACATATAATTTAACAGTTGGTATAGGATTACCTATTATTTATTTTGATAGGTTACTTCATTCAGTTGGTATTAACTGTTTTCCAACAAATGAACAAACATTAGAAGTTAATGGTTATGATTTAATGGTTCATGATGAAGGAACAATAGAAATAAGTGATGCAGTTGTAGGAGGTCGTGTTTCTAATTCACAAAAGGAATTAAGATTTACAGTTCCTTTGCCACAATATGCAGTTGGTTTAACACCAACAATAACTACTTGTAAATTAAATGTAAGAACAAGTGATGGTGGTTATTTACTTGCAAGTGCTTATGTTTCAGGTGGTTATGATGTAATGAGTGATAGTAATTTAACAGTTAGTTGTTATTTATCATCTGCAAATTTATTAACAATAGATATAGATAGAAATGCTGCATGGAGTGTAACAAATAATACACCTCAAACAGTAGATATTGTAGATTTAGTAATTGAATTTAATGAGTGATAGGAGGCGAAAAAATGGATGTTGCTGAAATAGTACAATCAGTTTTTCAATATGGAGGAACTGTTATAATGGCAGGTTTATTTATATGGGTGTTTATTGAAGATAAAAAGAAAAATACAAAAATGCTAGAAGATAATACAAAAATGCTTCAAGTTTTAACTGAAAGCAATAATAATATAGCAAAGTCTTTAGATATTATTTCTAATAACCTTGTTGTCATAGATAATAAGATAGATAGAAATTATCAAGAAGAATTAACACATAAAAAGTAGGTGTAAAAACCTACTCTTTTTTTATGCCTTAAAATCCGTTTTAAAGCATTTTAAGTTAAAAGCGATAAATTATACTATAATTCTTTTAAAACCTTCTAGAATTGAATTATTAAAGGCACAGGAGCATATAAAACAAAAAGTATAGACTAGGAATAAAACCTAGTCTTTTTTAGTATGTTTTAACTAGTAATAACCAACTGGTGTATGATAGTTAGTAAATACATAATCATAAAAAATCAATAGACATATTAAAATCCTCATCTATATTTATTTTCTTTATTAAATTTCTCCACAATGCTCTTTTATTCTCCTTTGTAAGTTCATTATATACATTTCTCCAATTACTATTAAGAAAATCTTTAAGAGGTTGTAAATCCTTTTTTTCTTCAACATTCAGTAATAGGTGTTTTAATTCTTTTTCTAATCTTTCATATTCTTCATCATACTTTTCAACTGATATTCTATTTTTATGAAAAGAATAAGATAATCTATCAAGTTCATTAGTTATTTCTTTTATTCTTTTTTCTTTTCCATTTTTCTTTACTGGTTTAACTTCGCTAACTTTTAAAATATAATCATTAGCAAGTACTTCAATATTTTCTAATAAAAACTTTTCAACTATTAATTCACTTATAGATTTTCTCAACTTACATTTTTTCATGGTATTCATATATGCACCATTACAACGATATGAATAATACATTTTTCCACCTTTTTTTGTACCTTGTGCTATAAAAGAACAACCACAAATAGGGCATTTAATTAATCCAGTAAATAAGTGAACATGTTTATTTTTTCTTTCTCTTATATTATTTTTTATTATGACTTGATTTCTAATAAATTGCTGCATAGTTATATATGGTGGACAATAATTATCATTGCCTTTATATGAACCTGTATAATAAGTGTTTTTAAACATATCATAATATGATCTATAACACTTTGATAGATTATATTTATCATTTATATACTGCATAGTTGCTCTAACTGAATGATATGTTTGAAAGTGTATAAACATATCTTCAATAATATGAGAAACTTCTTCATCTTTACCTACATACTTATCTTTATCTTTTTTGAATATCTTATAGCCAAAAGGTTGAGTTCCTGTAATTGGTTGTCCTTGTTTTATTTTGTATTCAAAAACTGATTTAATTCTTTCAGATCCTTTTTTTAATTCTCGTTCTGCAAGAGATACTTTTAATTGAAAAATAAACATACCATCAGCAGTAGTAGTATCTATATCATCTTCTTCAATAGAAATTAAATTAACATTATGTTCCCTCAACATTTCTAACATTTTATTTGCTTCTAAAACATTTCTAGAAAATCTATCTAATCTAGTAAATACAATAACATCTAATTTATCAAGATCATCTAACATTCTTAATAATCCAGGTCTTTTCATATTGCCTGCCGTATAACCTTCATCAGTATACATATCAACTAAATGGTATTTGTTTTCATTACACCAGTTTTCTATTTTATCTACTTGTGCTTGAATAGAAAAACCAAACTTTTTTTGTTCATCTTTTGATACACGAGGGTATCCACCAATTCTTAAAGTTTTTTTCATAAAAAGTTCCTCCTAGTTGAAAAATTTAGAATAATGTTTCATAATGAAACAAAAAGAGGTGATAAAGTGGATGTAAATAAGTTTTATGAATTACTTATTACTCTTTATTCCAAACAAAAAGATTTGAAAATAAAATATACTATAGAAAAAGTTTCAAATAGAAATTAAAAAATTAAATAATGTTCCACGTGAAACATATAAACAGTGCAACCAAAAAAAGCACTGTTTTTTTATTTTTTACTTTCTAAATAAATTCTCATAATTTCTCTATATATTTCATCTTTTTTTTCTTCTTCAAGATCACTTTTAAAAATAGCTTCAATTCTACTTGTTAAATCTAGTGCTTCATCATAATTATTAGTTTCAATTCCAAAATAAGATATGTCTACTTGATATACTTCACAAAATTTTTGAAGAGTAGTTAAAGTTAATGCTCTTTTACCTGCTTCAATATTAGAAATTGCAGGTCTTGATAATCCAGTTTTATCAGCAACTTCACTCTGCCTCCAACCTCTTGAATTTCTCAACTCTTTTAGTTGTTTTCCTATTTTTTCCTTGTTAAGCATTTATAAAGCCTCCTATTATTATTTTTATACTTATTGTATCACAATATGTTTCAAAACGAAAATAAATTTGTAAAACAATTCAAAATTATTGACAAGTTGGAAAATTTTGTAGTATACTAATATTGTCAATGTAGAAAGGTAGGTGAGTTGATGAAAAGATATAGTTTAAAAATGTTTAGAGAAAAACAAGGATTAACACAAGAAGAAATGTCTGAAAAGTTAGGAATTTCAAAAAGTCATTATGTGAATATTGAACTTGGTGTATATGATCCTTCTTATGAACTTTTAGAAAGGTTTTCTAAAATTTTTGAGTATGATGATGTATGGGAATTATTTAAAAAAGGAGAGTAAACATGAAAAATAAATATCTAGAAGCAGTTAGTGTTTTAGGTGAAATGTTACTTGAACTTAAAAATGATAACCAATGGAAAGATACTCAACTAGAGATGAGAGATAAAGAAATTGAAAAGTTAAAAGTAAAAATTGAATATGTGGAGCAGTATATGAATGATGTTTCAAACAGAAAATAAATAATAGAAGAATATTACTATAGAAACTAATAGGAGGAAACAAAATGAGAAACGAACTATTTAAAGGAATAAATAAAATGGGTAATATTGGCTGTTATTTATTAGTTACTGATAAAGGGATTATGATGAATGGAAATGACATTGAAGCAAGAGCAATGCTTTCACATATTGTATATCAATTAAAGCAACATGGTATTGATGAAGATGAAATAAAACGAGCCTATGAATTAGGCTTAATGTCAAATAAAGAAAGAGATAAAGTTGCTAAAGAAAAATTAGATAACTTAATAGAAAAATTGTTTGGAGGGAAATTATGAATGAAACAAAAGTAAGTTATGAACAAATAAAAAAAGCAAATGATGAAATAGAAAACATAAAATTAGGTTCTAAAGGTTATGCACAAGTAAATGAAAGAATTAAGGCATTTAGAAAAGTTTACCCTGCAGGAACTATTTTAACTGAAACTGAAGAAGTGAAAGATGATTATATTAGAATTAAAGCAAGTGTATTTGATGAACAAAATAAAATTATTTCTACTGGAACTGCAAGTGAACAACTAACAGGAGATGATAAAAAAGATTATATAAATATTTCTAATATGGTTGAAAATTGTGAAACAAGTGCAGTAGGTAGAGCATTAGGTTTTGCAGGATTTGGAGTAGATACTTCAATAGCAAGTGCAGAAGATATGGAAAAGGCAACTGAAAAAGGTAAAAGATTTGAGATTTACGACAAAATGTATATTCGTGATGAAGAAGCAAAATATGTAGTAAAAGTTGTTATTGGAGATTTAATGAGAAAAATGGGAGTAGTAAAAGCAAGTTTAGGATCACTGGTAGAAGATGAACTATGGACAACATTAGAAGATATGACAACATACCAATTATTAAAACTAGAAAACAAATTAAAAACTTTAAATATGGAAAGCAACTCATGGCATTCATTATACAATGAAAACTTAAAGATTAAAGATGTTGTTCCAAAAGGACAAGAAGTGGTTTATCAAAGTTCATGGTATAAGTTCGGTAAATTAGCACTTGAAAGAGCTGGTACTGATGAATTATTAAGAAATGAAATTATTGATAATTATCTTAATATGGGAATTAATTTAGGTGATTAATATGAAAATATTTATGAAAGATGAAGAATTAAAACATTTTAGTAAAAAAGATGTTTATGAGTGGGAAGAAGTTATTGGGATTATAGAAGATATGGAAAGTGAAATTGAAAGTCTAGAAGAAAAATTAAAAGACTTACAACAAGATATAGAAGATAACTATAGACCAATACCTTATAAAGAACAAATAGGTTATAACGAAAAGGATTTTTACTAGGAGGTGAAAATATGAGTGATGGAGTACTTATTACATTAATTATTTGTGCAATGATTGTAATTATAACATTTATAGGAAGGAAGGGAAAATAATGAACATTACAGAAAATTACCCAGTAACTATTTATAGAAAAGATTATGAAGGTAAGATTTACTACAAAGTAGGTTTATCAAAGAAAAATCAAGATGGAAGTTTTACTAATGGTTATATTCCTTGCCAGTTTAAGAATGGTGTATCAGTTGATGATAAAACAAAGATTTATATAAAAAATGCTTGGCTAACATTTTATTTAAAAGATAAAGAAACTAAACCATATATTTTTATAAGTGAATTTGAAACAGTTGGTGAAACTATTGAAAATGCTAAAAAAGAAGTAAAAGAAGAAACGAAAGATCCTTATGAAGAATTTGGTCAATCAATAGTGATTAATGAGGATGATTTACCTTTTTAGGAGGTATGTATGATTGGTACGGCAGAAGAATGTGTTAGGTGGTTATTTAATCAAGATAAGGAAAAAGTATTTGAAATTAAAGAGCATAAACAAAAGAGGTCATTAAATGCTAATGCTTATTGTTGGGTTCTTATAAGTAAAATTGCTGATGCAATAGGCAGCACTAAAGAAGAAGTATATAAAAATTATATTACTCAAAAAGGCATTTATAGGGTTATTACCATTGATGAAAAGGCTGCAGATACATTTATAACCATATGGCAAGACAAAGGACTAGGATGGGTATGTGAGAAGTCTACAGGCCAAAAGGAAGGCTTTATTGATATTGTTGCTTATTATGGTACTTCTTCTTATAACACTTCTCAAATGGCACATTTTGTTGATTATGTTGTAGAAGAAGCAAAACATTTAGATTATGTAAAAATCCTATGAATTTACATAGACATCATATTTACGAGGGAACTGGAAGAAGAAAATTAAGTGAAAAATATGGGTGTTGGGTTTATCTATGTGCAGCACATCATAATATGTCAAATGAAGGAGTTCATTTTAATAAAGAACTAGATTTAAAGCTAAAAAGAATATGCCAAAAGAAATGGGAAAACAAATAATGAATAAATTATATAAAGTTGAAGAATTAGTTGAAGAAGTATTAACAGAAAATAAAAAAGCAAGATCAGATAATTTTATGTTAGTTTATGAAGTATATTGTAGAATTGATAGAAATTTAACCAGGAAACCATTTAATCATGTTATGCTGCTTCATAAAGAATATGGGTTGCCTAGTTTTGAAAGTATTGTTAGGTGTGCAAGGAAATTAAGAAAACAAAATGAAAAATTAAGACCAAATAATGAAATGGAAGAAATAAGATTAAATGCAACTGCTGATTATATAAATTATTCTATTGATGGCTATAATCCAACATTTATGAAGTTTGTAGATAGTCAAAAATAAAATGTTTCAAAAAGAAACTATTTATCATATTATGATATTCACTAAATTACAATATTGTGATACAATAACTGATGTAAGATAGTAAGGAGGACATTATGAGTAAAATTAAGAATGAAAATTACATAACTATTCAAGGATGGATGATTAATGAATTAAATTTAAAAGGTAATGAATTACTAGTATATGCAACTATTTATGGTTTTTCCCAAACTGAAAATCAGTTATTTACTGGATCACTTCAATATTTAGCAGATTGGACAAATTCCAGTAAACAAGGAGTGCAGAAAAATTTAAAATCATTAATTGATAAAGGTTATATAGGAAAAAATGATAAATTTATAAATGGTGTTAAATTTTGTGAATACTATACAACAAAGTTTAATGAGGTAAGCAACAAAGTTGTAGAGGGTATGCAACAAAGTTGTATACCACCTATACAACAAAGTTGCAATAATAATATAGATATAAATAATATAAATAATAGTATAGATAATAATATAGAAAGAAAGAAAAAAGAAAGTGCCTATGATGAAATTATTAATAAATTAGTTAATGATCCTGATATTAAAGAAGGATTATATGAATTTATCAAAATGAGAAAGTTAATTAAAAAGCCTTTAACTGATAGAGCATTGAAAAATATTATTAACAAGTTATTTATATTATCAACGGACAAGATAGAACAAATAGAAATATTAAATCAATCTATTGAAAGAAATTGGTTAAGTCTATTTCCTTTAAAGCAAGATAACAACTATGGTTTAAAAAGAAAAGAAGTTGTTCCTGATTGGATGAAAAAGCCGAAAATTGAAATACCTGATGAATTAAAAGAATATAATTGGCTTGAAGATGAAGAAACACCTAAAGAAATACCTGATGAATTAAAAGATAGAGTAGCAGCATTAAAGGAAAAACTACAGAAATAATGTTTCAAAAAGAAATTAAAAGGGTGAATAATTACATTGAAGTTTAAATTAAATGATTATGTATACACAATAAATAAATTTGATGAAGCAATAAAAATAGACCAAAAACGAATTAAAGCTATAAATGAAACTTGTTTAGGTACTATATATGATTGCCTGGGAA